ACCGTATCATGAGAACATATAATTAGTAACCGAAAATAAGGAAAAAATAATGGCACTTTCAACTCCTTCCGAATCTCCTGCGGTTGTAGTCAAAGAAATTGACCTCACTAGTTCTGTACCTGGTGTTCAGAGTACAACTGGTGCGTTCGTAGGAAACTTTAGATGGGGGCCTGTTGGACAAAGAGTGCAAGTATCAAACGAAACTGAACTCGTTAATGCTTTTGCCAATCCAGACTCCTATAATACAATAGATTTTCATACGGCTGCTTATTATCTAAAATATGGTAATAATCTTCAAGTTGTTCGTGAGTCAACAACTGGAACAAAAACAGCACACGGAAGTTTATTTAATACACCTTCTGACTCAGCAGGTGATGGTATCGAAATTGACAACAAATCAATTTTTGATGCTAACATATCAACACTAGAGGCCGCAGGTTATACCTTTATTGGTAGATATCCTGGTCAACTAGGAAACAGTTTAAAAGTAAGTATATGTCCTGGCGCAGATTCCGCTGGTGCGGTCTTTAATGGTTGGGCATATAAATCTTCATTTGACGCATATCCAAGCACTTCAACATATGGGTCAAATAGAAGTGCAACCAATGATGAAATGCATATTGTGGTCATTGACCAAGATGGTGATTTCACTGGTACTGCAGGCACAGTTCTTGAAAGATTCCCTTTCGTATCTCAGGCCGCTGATGCTAAAGCACCAGAAGGAACATCAATCTTTGCAAAAGATGTAATCAATGAAACTTCTGAATACATCTATATGCTAAATGCAGTCGATTCAACTCACGCAAACTTCGGTTTAAATGCCGCTAGTACTACATTTACTGGTACTGCAACAACCGATATCGAACTTACAAGTGGTGTCAATTCTGGTACTCTTACTAATACAGAAGTATTAGCAGGATTTGACCTATTTGAAGATAAAGATGTAGTCGAAGTTGATTTCTTAATTGCACCAGATGCCACAGGTTCTGCTCACACAAATATTGTGAATGACTTGGTATCTACTGCCGCATTAAGAAAAGACTGTATCGCAGTTGCTTCACCAAAAAGAAGTGATATTGTTGGACAAACAAATGCCGCAACTATTACAACTAATATTGAAACAACAGCAAATGCATTGACAAACTCATCATACTTAGTACTTGACGGTAACTACCTAAAAGTATATGATAAGTATAATGACCAATACATTCAGATTCCAGCATCTTCATCAACCGCTGGTATAATGGCCGCAACAGACAGAGATAGAGCACCTTGGTTTAGTCCTGCTGGACAAAGAAGAGGTTCTTATCTTGGTGTAACTGCGATTGATTATATACCAACTAAAGCACAAAGAGATACTTTGTACAAAGCAGGTGTTAATCCAGTTGCCAATATACCTGGTCAAGGAATTGTATTGTATGGTGATAAAACCAAACTTGCAAGACCTTCTGCGTTTGACAGGATAAATGTTAGAAGACTATTCTTGGTACTTGAAAGAGCAATTTCAAGGGCCGCAGAAACAGTTCTTTTTGAATTTAATGACGAATTTACTAGAGCAGAATTCGTAAATATTATTGAACCACTACTTCGTGAAGTACAAGGTAGAAGAGGTATTACTGACTTTAGAGTTGTCTGTGATGAAACAAACAACACACAAGCAGTAATAGACAGAAACGAATTTGTCGCATCAATCTTCATCAAACCTGCACGTTCTATCAACTATGTAACACTTAATTTTGTTGCGGTTAGAACTGGCGTAGACTTTACTGAAGTCGTAGGTACGGTTTAAGGAGGTAACCAATGGCTATACTAGGAGTAGACGACTTTAAAGCAAAACTTCGTGGCGGTGGTGCTCGTGCCAATTATTTTAAGGCAACATTAAACTATCCTGCGTATGCAAATGGAGACCCAGAATTGTCTTCATTTATGTGTAAAGCGGCCCAATTACCTGGGTCAACATTTGGTTCAATAGATGTTCCTTTTAGAGGAAGAATATTAAAGATGGCAGGCGACAGAACATTTGATACATGGACTATTACTGTCATTAACGATACAGATTTCGCTATTAGGAATGCTATGGAAAGATGGAGTAACGGTATTAATGGATTTAAAACTAATACTGGTTTAACATCACCAATAGACTACGAAGCAGACTTAAAAATTGAACAATTAGACAGAAATGGTGATTCTTTGAAAACTTATATATTCAGAGGTTCATATCCACTGAATATTGGTCCTATCGAATTAAGTTACGATACGACTAACACAATTGAAGAATACCAAGTTGAGTTCAATTATCAATACTGGGAAGCATTGGCACCTGTGCCAACTACTTCTTAATATTGTACTAAATATTACTAAAGGGGGTCGAAAGACCCCCACAGTAAAAATAGGAATTTCATATGGCAGACGAAAAAGGC